CTTGAACAAAGGCGCCAATTATACAGAGAATTTTATATGCGTTGGGCTGGCCAAATGCCAGCCGATCAATTGAAGATTCAGGGCGAAAGTTATAAACTTACCCCAGAAGAAGAAGCACGACTTGAACATTTAGCTAATGAACTAAGACAGCTTCAAGCAATGGCTGAAGCCCTGTCAAAGCCGATAGATATTAAAAAATTAGGTGACAAACAACAAAAAGAACTTAATCCATTTGTTCCTGACGAATATGCGCGAGCGCTCGAAGAAGTAAATGTTCAAATGGCTATTTTAGAAGCTAAAAAGGCCAGAGTATCAGACAAAGAAGAAGAACTTATAACTTTGCTTCGTCAGGAAATTGAACTATATAAATTGCAACAAGATCTTGCTCATCGAGAAGCAGAGCGTTTACGTTCAGTTAATAAACAATTAGAAGATCGCAGGAAAAAACTTTCTCAAAACAGCCAAGAGTTCCATGATTTATCAGAAAAAATCTGGAATAATGAAAGCAAGATTTTATCTCTTCAACAAACATGGCGTCAACTTGAACGTCAGATTGTTGAAACAAATAAAACGATTGAAGAAGCCAATAAAAAACGAATTGAAAAACTACAAGACGATCAAGATAAATGGGTTAAGAGTGTTCAAAGTGCCGCCAAAGAAGCTATGGAAATTATTGAAGACTACTACAAAGAGCAAGAGCGAAAAGCCAAAGAGTCTTTGGATCGGCAATTGGACGAATTTAATGAATTTATTGATAGTCAACTAAAGCTGCTTGATCGCCTTGAAGAGACAGAAGATTATCAGAAAGAGTTGGCAAAGAAACAGCAGGAGCGTGCAAAAATTGAAGCCAGAATAAATGAATTAATTCTTGATGATTCGTATAAGGCGCAAGCAGAACGTCGAGAACTTGAAGAAGAACTTGCAAAAATTATAGAAGAAATTGATGAATATCAACTTGAGCGACAACGGAAGTTGAGAAGGCAGAATTTCCAAGATTTAAAAGACACAAAGAAAAAGCAAATTGAAGAAGAAAAGAGAGCAGTTGAAGAAACATGGAGAAACGCCCTTGCAACAGATCAATACTATCTATCGCTCCGCGAAAATCTTCTCAACAATAATGTTGCCGCTCTTCAGAATACGTTAATGTCGTTTGCTGATAATGTCTCCAATTATATGATTCACATTGGAGATGCGATTCAGCAAAATACAATTGATAAAATTATAGCCGCTCAACGAGAAATTGAACGGATAAAATCGCTAACGAGCACAATTCGTTCCAATCAACTTAGCGAAGAGCAAAAAATTATTTATCAAATGATGGCAAATTCTGCACAATGGCGCGATGCCGATGCGCAACGACGTGCAGAACTTCATGCGGCCAATGTGGAATTAGCTAAGAAAATAGGCGCAGTATTTAATGCGTCGGAAGGCAGATGGTATAAAAATGGAATACCACTTTATCATTCGGGCGGTGAGATCGGGACAAAGACGATTATTGGATCGCTCCTTGACAAGATTCTCAATAAGGGCGAAGTACCAATTATCGCCAAAAAGGGAGAGTTGGTACTAAGAGATCCGACTGTGGCCTATAAAAATCTCATCAAGTCTTTTGTAATACCACAAATTCGTCCAGCTGCGGTGGGTAGTACACAAAATATATATCAACTGACATTGCACGTTGAAAATATTAATGGCACACGACAGGATGTAGATCGTATATTCAGACTAATTGATGATGGGCTTAGAAGACTGGGTAAAAGATAAGGGGGAGGCAATCGTCTCCCTTATCTTATTCCCCTTGGGGGTGAACAAACTGATTCGTGAATCGCTTTATTTTATATATAATGGCGTTAGGAGTGAAGATTTGGGTCTAATCAATGTGAATTTAAATTCCGGTCTTATAAATGAACCATTTTATGGAAAGAGACAGGTAATAAAGGAGCGCATTCGTTGGAATCCCAGATCGTATTTAATTGATATTGAAGAAGAACCCTTAACGTTTAGTGTTAGTTTTGCATTCAAAGATGGATTCACGGAAGAACAAGCAAGAGAAGTGGCTAGAGTTTTGTTTTTAAAAAACTATGCGCCGCTTCAGTTCTCGTCAAATCTGAATAAAATTTATTATGGAATTTTTATTGGTGATGCTGAATTAGTTCATAATGGAGCACAGGAAGGCTATTTGGAATTACAGTTTGAATGCAATGCGCCATATGCCTTTACACCTGTTTATACGTCTTCTATATATGATTATTCTAACAATTCTGAAAGTGGAACGGAGTATATTTTTACTAATATTGGCGATTTACCAACAAAACCTCAAATAATTGTAGAGGTTGTAGACGGGGATTCATTTTCTATTGTAAACAACACTAATCGTGGTCAAAAACTTGAATTTACTGATTTGGCCAAAGGAGAGATTTTGACAATAGATTGTGAAGCCGAATCAATTGAATCGAGTCTGCCCGGCATATATAGATATGACAATATGTCTGAAGATAGTGAATTTCTTGAAATGGTAAGGGGCAACAATTACTTGCTGATAAGTGGAAAGGTTAAAATACAATGGAAATGGCAAAGTCCGCTGTTTTAGGCGAAAGTAGGTGATATTTTGCAGAATATTTATTTTGATTTGCCTATTGATGTGAAAATACCGAAGGCGAAATTGCAACTATGTAAAAACGACTTAAATCGAACAGTCATTGGCAACATAAAAGAAGCTTTTAACATAAATTATACCTACTCTTTAGGAAATGTTTTCAAATTAACTTTCTGTGTTCCGTTTGAAGTTAATTATAGAAATAAAAATACGAAAAACAAAAATGAAAATGAATTACGAGAGCGAAGAATTATCAAATTTATAAGAGGAAATGAAGTTAAATATTGTATTATTTACAGAATTTCAAAGGTTTTTGATGGTGGTCGGCAATATAAGCAAATTGAGTGCTATGGTCTTGAGTACGAGTTAAATGACAAAATTGTAAACAATTTATCATTGGTTTCGAAAAATGCAACACAACAACTTAATGCCGTTTTATCGTTAACAAACTGGACAATTGGCTATGTAGATTCTCAGTTTGACATTAAGTATAGGGGACTGGATATCGCGTCCTCTACTGTTCTTGAAGCGGTTAATCAGATTGCTCAAACTTTCAATGCTTTGATCGTCTATGACAGTGTAAATCGAACAGTTTCTTTTTATGATTTCGAAAATTACGGGCAATATAAAGGCGGCATTATAAAAAAGGGCAAAATCCTAAAAAACATAACGTATGAAACGGATACGGCAGAATATTGTACTCGCCTTGAAGTGTATGGGAAAAACGATATCAGCATAAATAGTGTCAATCCGACTGGTACTAACTATATTGAAGATTACAGTTCCATACTTCGTGGATTTAAGCGGAATCCAGATAAAAGCGTGATTTCATCTGCTCCTGATATTTCGGATTCGTTGGCAAATGCATTGTTAGATTATCAGGAATTGGTGGAATCAAAGCGCGGCGAGTTTCAGAATCTGCTTGATCAGTTAAATGAAAAGACTGAAGACTTGATTGTTGCAGAAGGCCAACTTGTTGATTTGCAATCAGAATTGACAGTAATTGAAGACAATATTTCAACTGCTAACGCCACTGGTGGCAATCCTGCGCCATACATTGCTCAAAAGAATGCAAAATTGCAGGAGATATCCAACAAACAATCTCAAATTAATTCATTAAAAAATCAAATTCAAACCATTAGAAATAGCATAAATCAATTGAAAGATCTTTTAGATGTGAACAATAATTTCACCCAAGATCAGTTAAAAGAATGGAATCAGCACATTGTTGTTAAAGTATATCGAAACGAGTATATTGACGATCCTCAACAACTTCTTGAAGCGGCCAAAATGGAAATGGAAAAGATGCGGGAGCCGAAGATTGTTGTTGATATTGGGATTGTCAATCTGTTTGAAGTAATTACTGAATATAAAAATTGGGACAAAATGAATCTTGGCGATATCATAAAAATTGAAATTGAAGATATGGGCATCAAAATAAACGCCAAGATTATTGAAATGGATTTTAATGAAGATAATGCCGACATTAAATTAACAATTAGCAATGTCAGAGAAATTCTTAGCGATGAGGAGCGCGTAATTCGTGATCTTTATAAAACAGTCAGTACATCTACGACGTTTGAAATAAATAAATACAAATATCTTGATGCGGCTAGCAAGGCAAATGAAGTTTATCAAACGATAAATAACATTTGGGATGCAACCAAGCGCGAAATCATTGCAAGCAATAATGAAACAGTTGAAATTTCTCGAAAAGGGATTAGAACGTATGACATAAATGACCCAATGAAGGTTAGCATTATGCAACATGGCGTTATTGCTGTTTCAAATGATGGTGGTAACACATGGAAAAACGCCATTACATGGCGCGGCATTGTAGCTGAGAGGCTATATGGCGTGATCACGGCTACCAATGATTTAACAATCCAAAATGAGGCAGGGACCGTAACAATAAATGCAAA